CTTGAACGAAGTGCAATAGAGGGTTCTTCAATAGGATAATCATTAAACATAGTATATCATTTATTAAACATAGTAGGATAATAAAACAAAACAAAACAAACAAGGTTATTTAGATATGGAAAAAATTATAGAACTTATTATAGACGAAGAAAATGAGGTAAGTGGTATTGAAGCAATATCGCTTGTAGAAAATCCAGCAATAGAAGAAGAGTTTATAGCTCTTAAAGAACACAAGGAAGTTAAACTTGCTGAGGTTGATTCTGAAAAGAGAATATTAATGGGAGCTGCCCTTATCCCAAACAAAAAAATATATAGGGAGGGAGGAGAATCTGACGACTACTTTATTTACTTCTCTGAAGATACAGTAAGAAAAGCATCTGAACTATTTTTCATAAACGGTAATCAAAACAATTCTACATTTGAACATTCAGTTGTATTAGATGGAATGTCTGTAGTAGAATCTTGGCTTATAGAAAACCCTAAAAAAGATAAAGCTGCCAACTACGGCTTTGACCTTCCAAAAGGAACTTGGATGGTTTCTATGAAAGTCCTTAATGATGATGTTTGGAAATCTGTTAAGGCAGGAGAGGTAAAAGGATTTTCAATAGAGGGTTACTTTGCTGACAAAATGGAAAGACCAAAAGAAAGTATTAAAGAAGACGCATCTCTTAGTTGGGATAAATGTGACAGTTGTGATAATGAAGACGGATGTGATAAGTGTAAAAAAGAACTTGCTGCACAAAAGAAACTAGAGGAGCTTATAGAAAAACTTGACAGCTAAAATGGGAAGTAGAAAAAATGCTACCGTAAGCAGAACAAGTCCTAAAAACGCAAGAAGAGCTTGTTTGTGTCCTGATGGAAGGACCTATTCTCGCAAATGCTGTGACGGAACACTTCAGGCTCAGGGGTATTAGCCATTTCAAAAATACAACAGAATAAATTTTATCGGTCATAAATAGAAAGTAATTATAACGTTATGAAAGCAAGTGAAATTGTAAACAAATTAAAAGACGTTCTTTTGTCTTCAACTGAAAAGGAAGAGGAAACTACTCCAGAGGTTGAATTAAAAGAAGAAGCTCCTAAAGCTAAAAAAGCTAACAAAGAGGAGGAAAAGACTGAAACTCCTGAAGCAGAAGTTAGGCAAATAAACTATTCTGCTGATGAAGAACCAACTGAAGAAAAGTTGGCAGAAGAAACTGACGAAGATGTTGACGTTGATGTTGATATTGACGAAAAGGAAAAAACTACTGAGTATGCAACCAAAGAAGAACTTTCTGAGGTTAGAGCTATGGTGGAAGCTATTATGGCTAAAATGGAATCTAAAGAGTACGCAAAAGCTGAAGTTCCACAAGAACTTTCTGCTGAAGAAGCTCCAACAGAGCCTTTAGCTCATTCACCAGAAAACGAGGTAAGTGAAAATTTAGGTGCGAGAATATCACCTAATCAAAGGGCAAACACGACTTACAGCAGAGTGTTAAATGCAATAAGTAAATAATTAATTAATCAAATAAAAAAGAAGAAATGGCAACAACAACTTCAATAACAACAACTTATGCTGGTGAGTTCGCTGGGAAATATATCTCGGCTGCACTTTTATCAGGTAAGACATTGGCTGATGGTAACATTACAATCAAGCCAAATATCAAATACAAAGAGGTAGTAAAAAAAGTAGCAACAGATGGTATCGTAAAAGATGCAACTTGTGATTTTGCAGACACCTCAACGATAACTTTAACTGAGAGAATCATACAACCAGAGGAATTTCAGGTAAACTTAGAGCTTTGTAAAAAAGACTTTATTTCTGATTGGGAAGCAGTATCAATGGGATATTCTGCTTATTCAAACTTACCTAAAAACTTCTCTGACTTTTTAATTGCTCACGTAGCAGATAAAGTAGCACAAAAGATAGAGCAAAACATTTGGGATGGAACTAACGCAACAGCAGGAGAGTTTGATGGCTTTAATGTTTTAGTAGCAGCAGATTCAGATGTAGTAGATGTTAGTGGAACTCCAATAACAGCAGCGAATGTAGTTACAGAGCTTGGTAAAGTAGTAGATGCTATTCCAGCATCAGTTTATGGGTCGGAAGACTTAACTATCTACGCACCAGCGAATGTATATAGAGCTTACATTAGAGCTTTAGGTGGATTTGGTGCATCTGGTTTAGGTGCTGCAGGTACAGATTCTAAAGGTACTCAGTGGTATTCAGAAGGACAAGGCTTACAATTCGATGGTGTTAAGATTGTTTTAGCACAAGGATTAGCTAACGAGCAAATTTTGTGTGCTGAAAAATCTAACTTATGGTTCGGAACAGGTCTAATGTCAGACACAAACGAAGTAAAAGTTATTGATATGGCTGACCTAGATGGTTCTCAAAACGTAAGAATCGTTATGAGATTCACTGCTGGTATTCAATATGGTATCGGTAGCGAAATCGTTTGGTACGCATAATAAGTAATTGTATAACATAAAAAAGGTGGGCGAGATTTTCTCATCTGCCTTTTTTTATAAAAAAATAAAAAGATATGGCTTGTGATTTAACAAAAGGTAGAAAAGAACCTTGCAAAGATGTCGTTGGTGGAATAAAAAATGTTTATTTTACTGACTTCGGAGACTTTGGAACAGTAACAACAGCAGATGACCAAATTACTAATATGACAGGCACTTTTACTGCTTGGGAATATAACGTAAAGGGAAACTCATCTATGGAACAAACAGTGAACTCTTCAAGAGAAAACGGAACGACTTTTTATGAGCAAACATTAAATTTAACACTTAAAAAGTTATCTAAAGAAGATAACAAAGAGTTAAAACTGTTGGCTTATGGAAGACCCCACATTGCTGTTGAAGACTATAACGGAAACGTTATGGTTATGGGATTAGAAAACGGTTGTGATGTATCAGGGGGTACAGTAGTAACTGGTGCAGCTATGGGAGATTTAAGTGGATATACACTTACTTTCTCAGCTCAAGAAACGGCACCAGCTAACTTTGTAGGTTCGCCTTCAGCATCTGACCCATACGCAGGTATGTCAAGTGCAACTGTAACAGTAACAGAGGGTACTAATTCTTAAACATAGTAATCTCTTAAACAGAGTAGGTTCTTAAACACAAAAGGGGGGTCAGTTGATTCCCCTTTTTTTTAGAACAATATTAGACTTAGTTGGTTATAATAATATGACAACGTTATTGCCAAACACAAATGCTCAAACAATAAGCATAATACCTAGAAGCTATGTTGTTGCGAGTGACCTAACTCTTGCAATAAAACAAGACGGCACAAGGAAGAATGAAACCCTTACCTCATTAACTTCTGCTTTATCCTCTAACGGTAATTTTTTAGATATATCGTGTACTTTTAGTATTTTAGCAGAAGATGGTAACTATTCATTTGAAATCAAACAAGGCACAACATTGTTATACAGGGGGAAAGCATATGCTACATCTCAGGTTGATTATACAGAGTCTCATACTTTAAACAGTGGTAAATATGACCAATATGTTGGAGGCGATACAGATGAGCAAAAATACATAATTATATGAAAAACTTAAAAATAATAAACTTAGCTGGTTATGAAATACCTAAAGTAATTGAAAGTAAAAGATATGCTTGGGTTGAATATGGCGAACACAACGATTACTTTGAAGACTTAATAGAAAGATATTTAGGAAGTGCTACAAATTCAAGGTGTATCAACGGAATTGTAGATATGATTTACGGTAGAGGATTAAACGCAACAGACTCTGGTTTTAATGCAGCAATGTTTGGCAGGATGGAGGTTCTTCTTAGACCAGATGATGTAAGAAAAATAGCAAACGACCTAAAACTTTTAGGACAAGCTGCAATTCAAGTAGCTTACAGAAAAGGGAAAAAGGAGATTACAGGAATATATCACTATCCAACAGAAACCTTAAGAGCTGAAAAAGCTAAAAATGGGAAAGTAAGAGCATATTACTATCACCCAAACTGGTCAAAGATAAAGCCAGGAGATAAACCTAAAAGAATACCTGCTTTCGGTTTTGGTTCAAAGACAGAGCTTGTAGAAATATATTGTGTAAAACCATATAGACCTGGATTTTACTATTATTCTCCAGTCGATTATCAAGGGTGTTTACAATACTGTTCTTTAGAGGAAGAAGTATCAAACTATCATTTAAGTAATATTAAAAATGGACTACAACCATCAATGTTATTGAATTTTAATAATGGTGTTCCTGGTGATGAAGCACAAGAGATGATTGAACAAAAGATATATAGTAAGTTCAGTGGGTCATCAAACGCAGGACGCTTTATTCTTGCTTTTAATGAAGACGCAGAAACGGCAGCAACTGTAGAACCAATAAACCTCCCTGACGCACACGCACAATATGAGTTTTTAGCTAAGGAGTCAAGAGAAAAGATAATGATAGGTCACGGTGTTGTATCTCCAATACTTCTTGGTATAAAAGACAATACAGGGTTTGGAAATAACGCAGAAGAATTAAGAACTGCGTCAATTCTTATGGACAATATTGTTATAAGACCATTTCAAACATTACTGATAGATTCATTTAAAACGCTTCTTGCTTTTAATGATATATACTTAGACTTATATTTTGTTACTCTACAACCGATAGAGTTTACAGAGCTTGAAAATATTGCAACAAAGATTAAAAGAGAGGAAGAAACAGGAGAAAAGTTGTCTAGTGAAGAGAAAAATGACTTCTCTGATGAAGAAGGAGATGACATTTTAAGTCAATTAGAGTTGCTTGGGGAAAAAATAGATGAGAATGAGTGGGAGCTTATACATCAAGAAGACGTTGAGGACAGTGAAAAGGAGTTTGACGTAACCTCCTTATCTCAGCCAACACAAGAAGACGCAAAGCCAAACGAAAAATCATCTCAAGATACTGCCATTTTCAAGGTAAGGTATTCATATAGTCCTATAAGAAACTCCTCTGATAGCAGAGTCTTTTGTAGAAAAATGGAAGCTATTACTCAAAATCAAATTGTATTTAGAAAAGAAGATATTGATATGATGTCCTTTAGAGGTATTAATAATGAGTTGGGACACAAAGGTCAGAACTATAGTTTGCTAAAGTTCAAGGGTGGAGTTAATTGTCACCACAAATGGAAGTTAAATGTTTATAAGAAAAGAGTGGGAATTGGAAGTAAAATGGAAAAGGGAGATGCTATCCAAGAGGGTTTTAAAGAACCTGTCAACCCACCTGAAGTTGCAATAAAACCTAAAGATATGCCCAATAGAGGTCATTATCCAAACTATAAAAAATGAAAGCATTATTTATAACATTAAAAGAAATAAAGAGAAAGTCTATAATTGATGGAAATTTAGACTCGGATAAGCTGATTCAGTTTATTGAGGTTGCACAAGATACATATATACAAACTCAGCTAGGGACTAAACTTTATGACCAATTACAATATGAGGTTATTAATGATAGTGTAACAAGTGTTAATCAGACACTAATAGATGATTATATAAAACCAATGCTAATCTGGTATAGCCAAGCTACGTATTTACCTTATGCTGCATTTCAGATAAGTAATGGAGGTGTGTATAAACATAGAGCTGAAAACTCAGATACGGCAACACAAGAAGAGATAGATTCTTTGGTTGACCAAGCTAAAATAACAGCAGAGTTTTACACTCAAAGATTTATAGATTTTATGGACCAAAATAGTTCAGACTATCCTTTATACACAGCCAGTCAAGATGGAGGAATGAACCCAGAAAGAGACCAAAATTTTACAGGATGGGTATTATAAATAAACAGAGAAGGGTTTATAAACCTAAGAAAGAGAACGAAATAAAATTAATGAGTTATATAAAAAAGATAAAAGATGTCGTGGGGTTCAATATACGAGGTAAGTGAATTTGGAGAAGTAAATGCGTCTAATGGATGGGGTTCAATTTATCCTTTTGATGCAGATGGTTCTTGGTTAAGGGTTGACACAACAAAAGAAAGAGTAGATGATACATATATAACGGCAGACCAAACATATTATTAAAAA